CGCCTGTTCGCGTAAAGGCATCGGCGTATCCGCAGAAATAGAGACAATACGCTTAACTGCAAGTTCTGCCCACTCCTCTGCATTCATTCCCCGGTTAGTTGTAGTAACTACAGCGGGTGTGCCAACAGTTGCGTTTAAACTAAGCATTATTACTGAACAGCCTTTCTAACATTGTCGTAACGATATTGGTCCTGGTTGTTTTGGCCTTCTCCCAGGTTCTTAAGCCACTGCAAAGATTCCTGAAATCTGGCGTTATAGAGTTGCATGAGATCCTGGTCCCCTTTCATAAAGGTGTATGCCTCTACTAAAGAGCCATACAGTAATGCAAGTTCGCCATTAGTTCCCAGCCAACTGGTTCCATCAGCCGACGCCGTAATAGATGTCGGTCGATAGAAGTAGTGCAATTCCGCCGTATACCCACTATCAGGAGTAGGCGCCACTATAAATGTAGTGTCGTCCCAGTCCGCATAGTACATAGGCTCTCCCGTCGTCGCCGGATTCGGAGTATAGTCCTGTATAAATGTGACATGCTTGTATAGCAAGAACACATTACTAGAACTACTGATAATACTAAGCGAAAAAGGTGCTAGAAAATCAGTAGGTTTGGTCAAATACTTATTAGAACTGCTTACTGACCCTTGTACGTTTTTTCTAAATACGTCCAGTTGGCACTCTTTTAGTATTCTTTCTTCCGCATTAATGATAAAACGCGACAACTGGCTTACAAACGTGGTTTCAGCGTTCTGGGTGTAATCCTGTATTGCCGTCTTTAAAGTTGTAAATGTATATGCCATGTTATGCGCTCACTGTTACAGGTCCTGCGGAGGCAAAGCCGCCTCCCCCTTTGACACTGCCCGTTGTTGCCGTCCCGCTACTTGCAGAAAAAGTATACGAATCATCATCAACTTTTGTAATGGTATATCCAGTACTGCCTTCCAGAACAGCTTCGGTAAATCCATCGAACGCCTCTACGTTCCTAAAACGTACTGTATCACCTGTGCTTCTACCATGCCCTGGCTGAGTGACAGTGATAGTAGCAGAACCACTACTTCCTGATTTAAAGGAGTTAAAGGCTAATAATACTTCTACAGCAGGTTCTGTCCTGTCTGGGCGGCTAATCCGTAAGGCTTGTGGATCTGCTTTTGTATGCCGGGGCTGCAACTGGGGTTGTTTGGGCTCATATTCGTCCTTACCTACTAGTCCATTCCACTCCTTAATCATGTCTTTTAGGCGATATGTTCTACCAGATCTATCTGATATCCCTAACGCATATTTTCCAGAAGCGTAGTTTCCTCCCATCTAGAGCCTCAGCGATGTATATGTGGGGACTAGTCTTAGTGCCGTCCTTTCACCATCTTCTGATGCAGCCCGTTGGAACTCTTCTTCATATATGTTCTTCAAAATCCCTATTCTATCCGGGGCTCTTTTGACTGATATATGATAGGCCAGTCCTGCAACTAGGCACGGCAGGAACCTAAACGGAACCTGGGCGTTATTTGTTGAGGCATCTGCATCGTCCAGGCGTTTTACACGATAGTAGATAAGTTGGTCAGTAGAATTTTCAGGAGAAGGCCATACTGTAACAGTCGGCGTTATCAACCTGTTTACATAATACTGTGTGGGACGACCTTGCGTTGTTTTAGTGGGAATGTTGAGATAATCCTCACGATTTATTCTGCTTACAGAAATATCGTCCCCATCCCTCCTAATAACAACTTCCAGCATGTCCACAGTGGCCTGGACATCCGTAAGTCCGGGATTAGCCGTGACAGTAGTAGTGGCCGCACTGGAAGATCCTGTAATAGTTTCTGAAGCAGTAAAATCACCGCTTGGAACCGTTAGAGTCATTGTTGTGCTGGAGGGCTTTGTAATAATGCTGGCAGTTGTGCCACTAGTTCCGCCAGTAATGGTCTCGCCCACACTAAAACTTCCGGAAGCACCCACCGTCATGGTAATAGTGCCTATTGGGTAGGTTGCAACAGAGGAAGAGGTGGATAATTGAGCCAGCGTTTGTGTAACCTGCTCAATCGTCCACAAATTCAGTCCCCGGTTTGCCCACTCAGCAAACAATAGATTTAAGGACCGCCTGGCGGTCCTTGCATCGTATCCTGTTCTAAGCTCTAAACCGCACCTTTCAAAGGCTTCCTCTGTGATTTCTGACATATCCAAGTTGAAATCAACTGAGCCAGAAGTGGCCATATCTGTCTCCTATGAAGAAAAGCCTTTAATCAATACTCTTTAATACACTCCAGGACTATACTATATGTATCACCCGCGCCGTGTCCGACAGTGGTGAACATAATATCTCCAGTTGGACTGGAAGCACTGTTCACCAGTCCGCCAAAAGAGCTATAGTCCAGCATTCCCTGGTAATCAGAGGGAAGCTCCACTGCCAAAGTATCTGTACTAGCGTCAAAAAGAATTTTTACGGATAGTCCTATTGTGGAAAACCATATTTTATTCAATCTGACCTGTGTACAAGTTGTCCCGCCGCCTCCTGGATAGGAGGCTAACGCAGAAACATCTACTTTTTTGACGGCTGACTCGCCAGTATCTACATATGTATAGGCAAAAGAGCCTACAAAGACACGCGGACCATCTATAATGGTCTTATTTGTTACCGTATCTGCCATGTCTGTCTCCTATTTCTTTGGTTTGATCAGACCTTGCATGACATACGCTTTATACTTGGCACTATCTTCAGGAGGCAGTTCTTTTTTATAGCGGTCTTCAATCTTGGGTTTCCAGACTGAGGACGCCTTTTTAGAAGCCTCTTTTTTCTTAGCCTCTGCCATCTCTTACTCCTTACGGCTGATCTTTAGACTCAACCATGCCGTCTGTAGTTCTTTGAGCAGCCACAAGTATATAGTCGCACCATGCCGCATCAGCGGTGGTAGTACCTGACATTGCACAAAACCATGGGGTCAATGCGGAAGTGGGTATATTTGCGGTCGTAGTGGTAACAAGTTTTCTATCTACATAGAACTCAACCTTGCCCGTTCCTGTCGCAACAAACCCTAAGCGTCGTGTGTTTGTAATTGCAGAGCCACTTTCAGCGCCGTCCGCAAAATCAACACCCGTATCCGTCTTGGTTTCTGTGCCGCCACTATCGCAGTTTGCATAGATGTCCGCAGCGCCCTCTACAAGAAGGAACCCAATCTGGTTATTCGCTGTGAAAGGAACGCCTGTTGCAAATGTGCCGTTTTCGGCCAGTCCGACAAACATGTCCATATCGTCAGCATCAGCAACGGCCACAGTAGCCTCGAAGAATATCTTCTTGTCAGACGCTACCATAAAAATTTCATTGCCTTGAATAGATCCACCTGAATTATCGGTCGATCCATCGCCAAGAGATTTAGCCCAACCACCTACATGGTCAGCAAGTAACGTCAAAGTTCCTGAATTTAAGACCTGTTTAGTCCAGTCATCCGTGTCGTCAATGTCAACACCAGTAAAATCGTCCCATTGAACGATGTAATCGGGATTGCATTGAATTGGAAGGTTTCTAAACCAAGTACCCAATCCACTAGTATCTGTACCTGATCCTGAATACATTACAGGACCTGAAAAACGAGATGTACCCATCACTACCTCCTTACAAAGGTTTCGCCCTAGCGTCGTAGTAAGCGTCTGCTGGGACAGTCACTAAGGCTGTATTTTTCCCAGTAAAATAAGGGGGCTTTAACACCCCCTTATCTCAGTCACTATGCGCCAGGAGATCCAAATACGCAACGTGGGTCAGAGTATCCGTAGCTATAACGCTCACGGGCTTTGAACCGCATGTTGCCAGTATCGAAATCACCTTCCATCTTCGTGGACATAGCCATTCTTTCAAAATGGATAAATCCTCTGGGAGCATCGGTCTTAATAAACCAAGCATCCGTGTCGGTCAGATAGTGGTTGACAGTATAGCCCTGCGGAAGCATTCCCATGTTCTTAGTGGCATTAATGTCATTATCCGCCGTTCCAGGACGAAGAGTGGATTCGAGCAATCGGTCTGCTACGAACTGCAATGCAGGAGGAATAATCATCTTCATTCCTCGAACAGAGACCTTGAGTCCACGCTCATCAACAAAGGCAGCAATGTCGATAAGTGCGTTTTCAAGGCTTGTTTCGTTTAAGTCAGCAGCCGTGCTGGGCTCGTTCCTCAAATCGTTACCATTTACAAGAGGATGGTCTGTAGCACAAAGCTCTTTTCCATCACCACCTGTAAAAGTGCTGTCAAAAGCATTGTTTAACGTAGCCGCACCCTTCACCTGTTTGGTGTTGGCCATACTACGTGCTAATGCTTTGGTGTAACGACTAGCGAGGCGATCATAGAGGTTATCCTCTATAGCTTCTTCCGTAATGGAAAAAGCAAGAGCAATGGTCTCATGTGTATACCTGGCGGTATATGCCTCTTGTGCATCGTCAAAAGATACTGCCGATCCTTCTGATTTAACTGGTGCAGCACCAAAACCAGAAAGCATCACCTCTTCTTCAAATGCACGATCTGAAGATTCGGTTTCATATATTTCAGCAGATTCGTTGTCGTACCTGGCGTACTCTAAGCCAAAAAGGGCATTGAGGCCAGGCTCTAGTTCTTTCGCTAATTGCGCTCTACTAATAGCCATTATTTAGCCTCCTATACGCCTGTGGTTGAAGGTGTGCCAGCCGCAATGGACCCTGTCGGGGCATTAAAGCTGTTGTTCAACCGTACTACTGCACCAATCCCAGCAGAAGCAAAATCTGCATTGCTTGGATCATCAACCCAGCCCATAATCCGCAGATGCAGAGAATTGGTAGTGTTGATTGTGCTAATACCAAGTGTTGCTGATGACATGCCATTTGCCGTAGAACCACTGGTTCCAGAGGCAAAATTAGCATTCGCAAAGACAGAAGCCCTTGCGGTCGCTTTACTTGTCCAGGATGCGTCCGTAGCAATTACGAATAATTGATTAGGGTCATCTTCGACAAACGCTTTAACCGGATGGTTGCTATCAGCGCCAGAGCCGGGCCAATAATTTGACCAGACCGTTTTTCCAGTGGTACTGGAGACATATTCACATCCCATAAAAGCACCAACCAAACTCACTGAGCCACCTGCCGCAGCGCCCACTATGTCAATATATCCCGTGGATAACGGGATAACTGGGCTACCGTGGTAAATGGCATTGGAGTTTCCGCTGGCAATTTCATAAGGTGTATAGCCTGAAGTACCAGTGGAGTTTGCGCCTTGTCCCAGTTTTGCAATAGGACGAAGGCCAAAAGCTCCATTTATATTAGCCATACTTACTTACTCCTAGCCCTCTTCTTTTCGAGGACCTCCAAAAGTTACACTCGTCTGCCTATCAGGTTTACTAATAGGCATCACTGGATGCTGTTCTCGAGCCAAGTCGTTATCAACAGCCGTCATTTGATCGCGGGTCATTCCCCGGTAATACTCATTGCGTTCTTCAACGATATCAACTGGAACCCTTGCCAAAAGCAGTCC